TGTTGTTCATTAATATATTGTCTTCTAATTTCGTATTCATTAATATCATTTCGTCTATTTATATTAATTGTATCATCAAGATTATTTATAGTTAAATTATTTAATTCTTGTAATACATGTATTGCATTCGTTTCCAAATTATTAAGATTTTCCAATACGTTAGTATTTATGTTATTTTGAAATAGTGCGAAATCATCAAATTCATCTAAATCTTCATCAAAATCTGGAAATAATATTCTTGGTTCTGGTTGACCACTATTCATTTCTATCGATTGACTATTCATTTCAACTGGTTGAAATATTTCATTAAATAATTCAATTTCTGAATGTGATACTGGACTATTTAATTGTTGATTATTTGAATATACAATTCTATCGCCATTATCATTTAATTCTACGCTAATATTTGAATGTGTAGTTCGTGAATTATTTGTATGTTGAAATGAAGCTCTTGACAAATCTCGTTGTACCAAATTTTCTCTACATAATGGACATTTGTTCGATCCACTGGAACGATTATTTCTCATTATTAATATACATTCAAGACAAAAGGTATGTCCACATGAGGTTGTGCATACGTTTTTAGTTCCCATTTTCTCATAACATATTGGACAATTTTCTTCTTTTGACATATAATTTCTTTTATTATTATTTTTTGTTTTTATACGATTAAATATTTTTACTAATTCATATTTCGGTAAACATGTTTTGTAAGGTGTGTTGGATGCTATTTTACGTAATACTTTATAACTTAAACTATTAAAATCAACAGGTTCCGTTGAATAAAGTAAATTTACCAATTCGTTGTCATGAGGACAAACTGATATATTATGATTTTTATCGCCACAATATCCACAGGACATTTTTAGGTGTTTATTTCTTTAAAATCCATATATAATGACGTCATTTTCAATTTTTTATTAAAAGATTATTAAGTAAATCTATATAAATATAATATATGATAACTAGTAAATGAACAAGTTTTTATTATGTTTCACGTTTTTAACAAATGTTTTTTCTTTTAAATTATTGAACAATAATTTACGTTCTGTTACACATTTAAATGATATGTCATCTGAATTATTAACAAAGCCTTCTAATTATGTTGGATTATTTTCAAATGAGCCAATTGGAGATACTTATACATACAGTGATTTTATTGAAAAATTAAATAATAAAGCAATTGAAGGAATCACTTTTTTTAATGATGGTAAGTCAGCTATTGCAATTGATAATCAACATACTACAAATATTCATGCAAATAATTTACATTATGTACATATATTGCCAAATTCATATGATTATATTATGGATATTGCAAATAAAGTACATACACAAGTTGATATGATGGATGTACCTGTTAATATTTTTTCTAATATTTTTGGTGCATTAGGTCAAGGTGCAATATTTGTAGGTAGTTATATTATTATTGCATCTATTGTAAGAGCTGTATTTATGAGAGGAATGAATGGAGACTCAAATCCTATGTTACCTGGGGGTATATTAAATAAAGAAAGTGATATTGTGGACCCAGAGAATTTAAAAACAACGTTTAATGATGTTGCTGGATGTGACGAAGCAAAATTTGAGCTGGAAGAAGTTGTTGATTTTCTTAAAGACCCTAGTAAATATAGTGATGCAGGAGCTAAAATACCCAAAGGTGTATTATTAGAAGGGAGTCCTGGTACGGGTAAAACATTGCTTGCTAGAGCTGTTGCGTGTGAAGCAGGAGTTCCGTTTATTAGTGCTAGTGGTTCTGAATTTATTGAAATGTTTGTAGGTGTAGGTGCATCACGTGTAAGAAAATTGTTTGAAAAAGCACGTAAAAATGCTCCATGTGTTGTGTTTATTGATGAAATTGATGCAGTAGGGAGACAACGTGGTGCAGGTATTGCGGGTGGTAATGATGAAAGAGAACAAACTCTTAATCAAATTTTAACAAATATGGATGGCTTTGATGAAAATACAGGTATTGTTGTATTAGCAGCTACAAATCGTATTGATATTCTGGATAGTGCATTAATTCGTCCTGGTCGCTTTGATAGAAAAATCAAAGTAACTTTACCTGATTTTGAAGGACGTAAACAAATAGCAAATGTACATTTTAGAAATAAAAAATTAAATAATGATATTGATTTTGATGAATTAGCTTCTTTGACTACTGGATTTTCAGGAGCTGATATTGCTAATCTTGCAAATGAAGCAGCTATATTTTCAGTGAGAAAAAATGAAACTGATATTACAAGACAAACATTACTAGATGCATTTGAAAAAATAACTATTGGTTTAAATTCAAATGTACAGGAAAAAGATGAGGATATTGTTGAATTAGTGTCTTATCATGAAACAGGTCATGCGTTAATGGCATGTTTATTTCCAGATTTCTTTGATGTTCGTAAAGTCACTATTAATGCAAATAAAAATGGAGCGGGTGGTTATACATTATTTACACCAAAAGAAAGATTTTCAAAATATGCAACTAAAAAATATATGCTTGCCAATTTAATTATTGCATTAGGAGGAAGAGCAGCAGAAGTATATTTAAATAAAAAAAAATACAAAGCAAACATGTTTGATACACAAGTATTTAAAGGTATTTGTGATTTAGATATTACAACAGGAGCAAGTAATGATTTATTACAAGCAAATAGAATTGCAAAAGACTATATAACAAAGTATGGATTTGGAGATATGTTTGGTGTATGTAATGACCAGGATGAAGATAAACCGTTCTTAGGTAAAGATATGGCCAATGATAAAATGAAATTAAGTGATAACACCAAAAGCGATATCGATACACAAGTTGCAAAACTGATGGAATTTGCATATAAGTCTGCTTTAGATTTAATTGAAATACATGAAGATTCTTTTTTAGAAGTAATTGATAATTTAACCGAAAAAAGAATTATTAGTGGGGATGATATTGCATATATCTTAAAACAAAATAAAAACAAAGATAAAAAAGAAAAAAAGGATGAGGTTGAACCAGAAGACGAAGTACCTTAAATAAATAACTTTTAATAAAATAATACATGGGGATGTGGCGCAACGGTAGCGCGTTGGATTCCAAATCCAAAGGTTGCGAGTTCAAATCTCGTCGTCCTCAAAAGTTGAAATATATTTAAAAAGACATATAAAATAATATAATTATATTATATGTCTCAAATTAATGACAAATTATTGATTTTATATAATATTATTAATGAATATACGAATTTACAAAGTGACATATCTATAGACGATGTAAGAAATAAAGAAACAAATATAATAAAATTATTTATTGAAATTATTTCTAGTTCTAATTTTAAAACTATATTAAATGATATAAATTTAAAAAATAATGAAACAGTTCTTACACAATCCGGAGGAAATATCTTGACAATTCAAACATTTATATTTATGCTAATTACAATTATTATGATATGTAATGCAATGACTCCAGGATTAAAACCAACTTTTTTTCAAGGTGTTAGAAATACTAAAAAATTATATAATGCGCTACGAGATGGTGATGAAAGTTTAAAAATTATTAATAGGGAAAAAGAATTTAATTTACAAAATAGTTTACCTTTAATTATTGGTCCTAGTAGTCAAGAGTTGTATAAAAATTTAGAAAATAAAGGAATATTGAATAAAATTCGAATATCAGCACTAACAAATATAATTAATAATACAAATAATTTAATAAGACAATTTAAAAATGACAATAAGTTAAATATTCAACACGTTATTATTGTTAGTAAAATTGCATTTGGTGTATTACGACTAGTTGATAAACGTTATATGATTCCTGAATATTTAAATAATTCAATTCAAATGTATGATACAATGAAAATAGTAATGCCATTAATAAAAAATGAAATGGAAAATTTGACAGAAGAGGAAAAAAAATATTTTTTATTAGAAGCTAATTTAATAGGAGGTAAAAAAAGAAAATTAACTTTGAGAAAAAAGGTAAAAATAAGAAGTAGTAAAAAAAAATACTTACGAAAAAAAAAAACAAGGAAAAATAATAATTTGTGTATTTAATAAAAAATATGAAATTTTTAATTATATAAATTTTTCTAACTCGGAGGAATAAAATATAATAATAATTATAAGATGATTAAAAAATATTTTATTAGAACGTTTTTTCATCCAAAATTATGTAATAATGTAAATTATATTAAATATCCATGGGGATGGAAATCACCACATAATATCCAGTCTATTGTAGATTATCCAATTTCCGATCATTGTATATCTTTTAATCATGAAAGAAAATATATTCATGAATATAAGTTAAATGAATTTACAGAAGAAATATATAATAAAACTTATATAGCCTATATCAATAAATATGATTTTTTGAATTCATCAATTTTTTCTCCGAGGCTTGCAAATGGTTTAAATTATTTAAGAACAAACTCAAATATTAATAATTTAAGCGATAAAATTAAAATAAATAAAATTACATTAATAGGTAATTGGATAAAATATGGAAGAATTAATAATCAAAAAAAACTATTTGGGTTGTATAATGATGATGAATTTATTCATGAAATAACTGCAGGAATAATAGGACCTGAAATTCAAGCTATATGGGATCAACAATCTATTAAACAAAAGGTTAGACTTTTAATTAAATTAGAAGGCCGTGAAGATGTATTTGATTTTGAAAGAGATTTAATGATACATAATGATAACTGGCAATTATGTAATATTAATAGAATAATTATTTAATTTATATAATGAATATTTATATTTCAATAAGATTATATTCTCTTTTTCATCATAATATTTATACATTCAGCATTGCGAAATCTATTATTTTTAAATACAATTCGTGTTGCTTCTTTTTTATCACCTATTGAATTATACCCGCGTGATTTATATAGTTTAATAGCTGATATATTCTCTATATTAACAAATAAATATATATTTTTGTATGCAAATAATTTTGCTATTTTTTCAGCCCGCGTGGTTAATAATTTTGCAATTCCTTTTCTTCTCATTTTACTACTTACAATTAGGTTTGATATTATTGGATGATTTTCTTTTTTTCCATTAATATCGATATCACAACATTCAACACTTATTACACCAACAACATTATCATCTTTAATAGCTAGCAATATTGTAAAAGGTAAATTCGAATAACAGTTTTTTCGGCGATATGAAAAATCTCTATCCATCATTCCAACCATTTCATTGTATAAATTATTTGGTAAATTTCCATATCTTTCATTTGTTATAAATGATGATATACCTCTAGTGTTTATTCCTTTATAAATTTCCACAGAAACATCTGGTGATTTATTTAGATTAAAAATATTTTTCATATTTATTGGAAATATGAATGATTCACATATTCCAAATAGTAAGAAATATATTATTATAACTACGTACATTATTATAACTACTTAACATATGTATTTAAACTTTTTAATATTATTATTACCATAAAATTATATAAAATTTTTGTTTTATATAATTAAATGCAAAATACACAAATGCCACGAGATTATATTGGTTATGGTAAAACTCCATATGATCCAAAATGGCCAGATAATAAAAAAATTGCATTAAGTATTGTTTTAAATTATGAAGAAGGTGCTGAAAATTGTTTGTTACATAGTGACGAAGATAATCATAGTGAAGCATTGCTAAGCGAAATTGTTGGTTGCAAGCCATATGAAAATGAAAGACATGTTAATGTAGAAAGTATGTATGATTTTGGCGCTCGTGTTGGATTTTGGAGACTTCACAGATTATTAACATCAAAGTTAAAAGACAAAGTTACAGTATTTGCTTGTGGAATGGCATTAGAACGAAATAAAGAAGCCGCAGCTGCTATGTATAATTCTGGATGGGAAATAGCTAGTCATGGCTATAGATGGATTGATTTACAACATACAAATGAAAATACAGAAAAAGAAGATATATTGAAAACAGTAAACATACATCGGAATTTATTTAATAAATCACCAATTGGTATATATCAAGGAAAACCTAATTTAAATAGTCGATTAAGAATATATGATGTTGAAAAATCAAACAAAGAAGTTAATTTTTTATATAGTAATGATTCTTATAGTGATGAACTACCGTATTGGATAAATGATAAAGAAAGAGAAATTTCAGGAAAACCACATCTTATTATACCATATTCATTAACTGAAAATGATATGCGTTTTGTAGGTCCAAATTCATATGCATCTGGGCGTGAATTTGCAAACTATTTAATTGATCATCTTAGTTTTTTAATAGATGAAGTAAAAAATGGCGATACAAAAGGAAATATGATGAGTGTTGGATTACATTGTAGAATAGTTGGACGTGCAGGAAGAGCAAAAGGACTAGAAGAATTCTTAAATTATGTTAATCTTGTCAAGGATGACGTATGGATTTGTCGTCGTCAAGAAATAGCAGAGCATTGGTATAAAAATCATTGGAAAAAAGAATTTGGACCATATAAAGAGTACTTTCATTAATTATAAAATTGAATTTTAATTTTTTAATTAATAAAATAAAACATGTCGTTAGTAGTATTTAATGCGGATCATAATATAAGTGAAATTGAAAAATTTAAATTACTACCAAATGAATTACAAGATAGCATTTCTGATTATATAGAAGAAGGATATAATTTGAAATGTTTTAATTACGATTGGTATGATATAATAGAAACAGTAGGTTATCATTATGGATGGGAATATTTAATTGACTTTTTAAATAAAGATTTAACTGAAAGAATAATAGGACCTTTAAAAATAACTAATTGTAAACATATGACAGGTTATAGTCATACATGTATTGAATTTATAACATGTGATGAACGATTATCAGTTGGATTTTATTATGATTATATTAAGATGCATCCTGGAAAAAAATATTTTTGGAATGATGACCTTGTAGATTCAACAAAAGCCACTAAGCTTATTATGAATAAGATAGATGAATATATAAATTCAAATAAATATAATCCGCATATTATGTACAAAATAAATAAAAAACTATTAGATTCATATTATTTTAATATGGATTTCGACGATACGGATAGTGATAATAATTAAAAAATTGAAATTTATTATTATTTTTTTATTGTAATCAACTAAAATATGAACAATACAACACCTGTAAAAAATAAAAATATTTGGTGGAGGTGGCAAGTAGACAAAAAAAATAAATGGCTTGGTGTTGCGTACAATGGAACAGGATGTTGGCTGTTTGATAGTAAACGATATGGAGAAAAGGGAGCTGAGATATGGCAAGAAAGAGAAAAACCGGGACAATTAATTATTCTTTCAGGAACTCCAACTGGAAATCATTTTAGGTATACAAATGCTATTAATTTATTTGCGAGAAAATGTAAAAATAAAATAAAAGAAAAATTTTCAGTAAGAAAATATATATTAAATAACCATATACGAATAAAATCAAATGATATTTATAAATATTATGGTCTTGATTATTTATTGAATAAATATAATTTAAATATAGATGTTATAAAATTTATATCACAATACTTACAATTTCATCATGTTTTAAATTTGGATAAATATTTAGAAAGTTAAGTTTGAAAATTCGTCATCTTCCTGAAACCAATTAGCTATATCTGCATTAATTTTTTTTTGTATCACTCTTACATTAGCAGGAGTATATTCTAATAATTCAGCAATTTGCTTAGTATTTCTTTGTATATTAAAGTCAGTATCATATTTTAAATAAAAAACTTTTCTTAAAACGGGCTCCATATTATCAATAAAATTCCATATTTTTTTAGTTTTATATATATTGTAATATTCTTGTTGTTTATCTTTATGTAAATCATTATTTTTTAACAAATAATCTTTATCTCCAAATGTATTTACATTTAACATATTATTATAATGTATGCTTTGTTCTTTTGTCATATTTTTCTTACCCCTTGACCTTACATATCCAGGTAATATACTTAACGAATATGCATCCGTTAATGCATTTATTAACTCAAAATTAATATATAATCCTGCATAATATGTAAAATTTGTTTGTCCGTTATATTTTTGTACTGCTTTATATAAACCCATTTTTCCGTAAAATTTCATTTCATCATTAGAAATTTTATTACATGTATAACCTTGTTTTTTTTTAAAAATTAGTGCTCTTTTTTCAGAATACTTAATATGTGATTTATAAAGAAGCCCGTTTATTTTTTGACGTTGTAAAGGAGATAAAGAATTATTTTTAATTAATTTCATTATTGTACTATACTGATAATTATTTAGTTGAAATCCACTAACAATCCAAAAAGTTAATAAAATAATAATAAATATCATGTTAATTAATTTAAAAGTTATAATTTTAAATTAATTTAATAATTACTTTATGAAGTAGATGATTTCAAATAAGCAATTAAGTCTTTTCTTTCCTTTTCCTTTTTAATTCCTGCAAAAACCATTTTAGTACCAGGGATATATTTTTTAGGATTTTCTAAATATTCAAATAGTGTATCATCATTCCATGTTATCTTTTTGGATTTATTTGCTTGAGAATATGAATATCCTTCTGCACTTCCTGTTTCTCTTCCAAATAATCCATT